TCTGCAAGCGAGTCAAGCAGTCGGTAAGACCGTTCTGCGTTTCTTTGTCGCGGAAGTACAAGTCGGATTGTTCGGTGTCTCCGGTCACCACGAGTTTCGATTTCTCTCCGATGCGGGTAAAGATCATGCGCATCTGTTGCACAGTGGCATTCTGCATTTCGTCAGCAACTACAAAAGCGTTCTTGAACGTGATACCACGCATGTAGGCCAATGGAAGAATTTGGATATTGCCCTTGTCGATCAAGTCTGTCACGATGTTTTTGCCCAACTGATCGATACTGATTTCCATGAGAGGCATCATGAAAGGTGCGATCTTGTGGTTAAAGTCGCCCGGCAAAAATCCCATCTTCTCCCCGGCTTCTACATACGGGCGGGTCAAGATTAGGCGTTGATAATCGCCGTTGAGGATGCCCATCAATCCGGCGACAATAGCCAAGTGGCTTTTGCCCGAACCAGGCACACCGTAAATCACAGAAACTTCATACGATTGGATAGTCTTGATGGCCTGCCGCTGTCCTTCGTTTTTACCGGCCAGAATCAATCCCTGATGCATGTGCTTCTGTTGAATTTTGTGCGGCGAGGAAACTTCCTCGACCAGTGCCTTGCCCTTTTTGACGGATTTCTTGGACATACGAAATTACTCCAACGTGCTTGTGAAGAGATACTTACAAAGATAGAAACTATCGACGATATCGGATATCGGGCTGGTTACATTGACTCCTTTACGTTTGAATCTAGCCATGAGATCAACTTTGGTCTCACCGAGAAACGCTCTATACATTGCATTTTTGTCCGAATTTCCTTTGCCGGTGGCGTATTTCTTAAGGCTGGTTGGAGCCAGAGTCTTCCATTGGCGGTTGGCAACATAGAGAAAATACTTGAGTATCCCTGTGTTTTCTGCGATGTGGAAGACCTTACCCCTTGCGCCCATGGCGTAGTCTTCCAACAGAATCATGTCTGCATTACTCACCAAACCACTTGCCCATTGGCCGATTCGGATAAATCGTTCGATCTGATCCTTGGGTGGTTCAAAGTAGGTACCATTTGCATTTGCAAATGTCCCAGCATATTTGGGTGTGTCGGTGAGATAGTGGATACTGCATTTGTCGAAGCAGAAATCCTTTGTGTTTGCAATGGTAATGCAGGGACACCGCATCGAATAGTCAATACCGGCAATGATCATACCGGGTATTTATGAAAACAAGCGATAGCGTTTGGGCTACCGCCTGTTGGAGTTAGGTCAGGCAACCGCCGCCACCACACGCAACTTCTTGCGTGCCAACGGTGGAATTCTGCTGCTCAATGAGCTTGCTGTAATCCACTCGCTTGTGGGTTTTGCTGATATCATACCACAATTTCCAGTTGTATACGTCTTTGAGCAAATATGTAGATTTTACCAAGTCGTTGGCATGGTAGTTCTTGGCAAATTTCTTCAATCTTGCAATCCAATCCAGTTTTCTTTGGCGATGCTGTTCTTCGTGGTCGAGAACTTTCTTCTCGCGAAGATCTTCTCCATAGCCCAGGGCCGTAGAACACGCCGCCCAGAGATCGCCGTAAACCACCATTGCGTCTTCGATGATACCCGAAGCCAAGATGCTACTCGGTCCGTATTCCTTGACGATTTCTTCCGGCGTGAGAACTTCGGTAAAGGGTGCCTGAGTGTAATCCTTATCTCCACTGCTGCCGAGCAGACTCACACCAGCAAAGTACTGGCGATTGTCGTAAATGAAACTCTCGACGGCGTCCCACTCTTCTGGTTTGACCACAATGGTATTGCTTACGTTGTGGCTGAGCCAGGGTTGGGTGCATAGCGAGGGATTCTTTCCATACTCCACCCAATTTTCTTGAGTACTCTTCACGTGCATTAGCATCTGAATGGCGTTTACGTCTTTCTTGAAGACCGCCTTGTCAGTTGGGATTTCGCACGCAAACGAAATACAGTAATCAGTCTTGTTGGCACTCCAACTGCTTTCTTCGACTGCCCGTGGATTATGCTCCATGAAATACTGTGCCGGTGCTTCCATCTTGTTGGCCTGTACACGGCGAATGTACCGCTTGGCGTGGTGCGGATGGATACCACTACTGGTACCCAGCATGCAACTTGTGGACCCCTCTGGCTTGATGCAAGTAATGCGAGCCGCTGGATTGATACCAATGATCGCAGATACGGCGCGATTCACTTCGATCAGGCTTTGGGCCACTTCTTTTTGTAGTTTGGGATCTAGAAGAATAGACGGGGATTCCATTATTCCCGTGATACTCACACCCAGCAAAGCTTCTCGCTTGACAATCCGCTCTGTGACTTCTCCCAGATAGGGAAACGATGTGTATCCGGCTTGTAGAGTACCAATGATGGCAGCGGCACGGGCAGCCTTCCTGAAAAGGTTTGCCGAGGTGATTTTTCCACCATTCATCGACGAAAGATTGCAGAATTGCCATCCGCTGTTTCCACGGTCGTCGTAGCACCAGAAGCCGATTTCGACGCAATTGTGGCTCATGAAGCCGTTTGCGTCAAATGCCGAGATTCCCGGGATGGTGCAGTCATAGACAGCTTCGGGTTCATTCCGTGTGATGCTGGCGATTGTGGTTTGGAATTTGGTGCAATATGGTGCTCGAATTCGCGAAGCGACAATCTCATTGAGACGATTTTGCTTGTTGGCATCATGGAAGCCAATCAACTCGGCAAATCGCTCGATCATATCCTTCGATACCACCAATTCATGGATCGCCTTGCAGTGATAAGGTATCCCCTTGATTTTACGGACGCCTTCGCATCGACGATTCTTGAAAATCTTGCTGGCGATCCCCAAACGAAGAAGCATGCGTTGTGTGGTTTGGAGATTTTCGAGAATGACGCTAGTCAGACGGATGCTGGTTCCTTTCTCGGAAGTGCCTTGCACGCTGCCATCTGCGTCAAAATAACCACGCAAAAATCCACGATATGCATCATAACTCAAGCTTTCGACGCGAGAATCAAGAATTTTATTACCGTGTACAATTCCGTACGATTCGGCAAGATTTTTTAGTTTGCGAGACTCGACTCGAACTTTTTCAACGGTGGATGTTTGTGCATACCCATTAACATGTTCGGACGACAGATCATTGGATTTCAGATATTCGAGGGCAACATCGCGCATGTCGTTGCAATTTTCATTCCAATAATCTACCACGGCGGTCTCTTCGCTAACAAATCCATCGCCGATTAGATTGCCAAGCAACCAACCAGTTTCAAAATTGAGATTTCCTTGCCATGAATGGTTACTGTGGTTGTTCAACATAAGCGTATCGCCGACATTGAGTTGATCGACAATGGTCCATGCGCCCGACGAGTCCAAGAACGCATGATTGTGAGTGGCGGAAATCTCATATCCTTCTTCTGTTCGGATGGTGAATGTTGGTTGATAACCCGTTTCCACAAATCCGGCATCCGTAGAGGGATAGATTTTTCCGTCAACAATGGCATTAAACTTCTTGCCCACCAAATCCTTGGCACGGAAAGATCCACGATCGGTTAGAATCATGGTTTCCCCGGAAACGCATGGGTTTGGCACTATTTCGGTGCTATCAGCCCAATAGAATCCCGGTTCTCCGTATTGCTTGGTACATTGCATCAAACGGCGAAATTGCTCTGGCGTCGTTTGATTCTTGAGCAACAATGCGCTGTTGTTGCTTCGGCCTCGTTGAGGATTGTCGATGAACCAATTGCCAGTCTTGGCATTCATCATTTCTTCGTCATCGACCGAGAAAATGCAAATGGTCGCCGATCGCCGAATGCCACCCGAGAGGACGGCATCCGAGGCATGCATCACAATGTCGTACGCATCGATGGGCCGCAATTTGGTTTGGCCGCGAGCCACGCACTCATCAAGCAGATTTCGAATTTTCTTGTGGGTGTTGCGAAGAGGTTCAAAGCCAGGTGCTCTACCAATTCCGTGACTAAACAGACTGCCTTTGGGGCGAATCTTGTTGTATACAAACTTGACTACCTTACCCTGATACTCTGGGTAGATTCCATTCTCGAAATATGAATTGACGAGAACGCCGATACTCTCGGCCCAACCTTCGATGCTGTCTTCAATCTCGTATGGAATGATTTCGGTTTTTTCGCCAAGATCAAGATTGGGTAGTTTGGCTACGTGGTGTCGCTGGACGCTAAATCCAACGCCAGTACCGCACAGCAAATTGTACATGGCCTCTTGAAAGAACCGAGGCCTGTCGCAGTAGCTACCGCAGCAATTGTAGCTACGAGCATTGTGCTGTACCACGGCATGCCCAGCAAACTGTAGGTTTCTTTGGCTGCCGATGGCCAATTTGTTGTGGTATGAATCGAACGCCTCGTCTAAGAAAGGCCGCAACTCCGCAATAGCATGGGAGTATTTGGCTTCGTGCATAGACTTACTGCGATCAATGCATTCACTCCATGTTTCTCTTCTTTCTTTTTCTGGAAGGTACTTCGCATACTTAGAAACAAATGTATAGTCTGCAAGTGCCTGAACTTGTGTATCCAATGTCGTCCCTTTACTTTGTGATATTTGAGATCTTTTGAGCAAATTCTGACAGCTCTCGGTTGCTCATGCCGATGCGTTTTCCTTCGGTTTCGGTGAACAATGTCAATCCGGTTCCGTTTGAAGACTTTAGCATATTACCCAGCAATTCCAATTCCATTCTAGAGAAAGTTACAGATTTCAGAATGTAGTCTTCAAATGCCTTGATACAGATCGGGTATCTTGGGGCCAGCAAGGTATATATCGCATTGGCATAGTCTCTGATCTCTTTTTGGGCATGCGAGTCCATTCGCAAGCGCATGAAATGCATCAGGTTATGCAAATCGCATTTCCAATACGCCATGGTATAGTGACTCACGGGCAAACAGGTGCGAGCCAGTTCGCGAGATACCCCAACATCGATTCGACGTTGATATTCATCAAATCCCACCTCTTCGGCTCGCATATGCTTCTCGCTATCGCGAATGCGAATCAAGGCATTTGCAGCTTCATGAATGTCTTCGGACTTTGTTCCATTTCCTTCTTCGATCAGTGTGTCAATGACCTGCTCGCGAATGGTAGCATCCCCGTAGTCGAGCAAAAGATAGTCGTTGTGCTCGTAATACATGGATTCTTCGCCGCCCTGCTTGTTTGTTGTGCTCTGTTTCCGCCATTCGCCAGGAGTTGGAGTGTAAAATTCGTTGGGCAATTCGCTATAACGACCAGAAAGCTCGTTGACATTGGCTGTGCGGTGACGAATCCACTGCCGCCACACAAAAACTGGCACCTTGACCAAGAATCTGGCTTCGGCCATCTCAAGAGGACTAGTGTGGCCATGGCGAAGTAGGTATCTAATTAGGTGAAGATCGTCATTTACGGTCTTTGTCCCCTGCCCATAGCTTACTCTGGCACTTTCGGCGATGGTGGAATCGCTTCCCATAGTTTCTTTGAGCACAACAAAGCCATGATCAAGTACTTTGATGGCATTTGGGTCATCTTTGACGTCGTCCCAGGTGATATTTTTGGTCAATTCGCTCATTTTTGGTCCTTTCTTTAGCGTTTCCAGTTGTTGACGGCCAAAACAGCCGCCAAACCCTGAAAAGTGTTGGTGTCTACAAGATTTTTCACATCAATACCTACTTTGACCATGTCGTTTAGGTCTTTTTCGGTAACAGATGACGGAAAAACGCATATCCGAAAGCCTCTTTGGGCCACATCCTGCATCGCACTTACGATTTGGGTGTTTCTGGGCTCGTTATCGTAAATGAAAACGGTGTTTTGTGTGTCAAACCCCATCTCGTCATAGTTTACCATGCTACCCGCGAGAGCAATAGCATTGGGTAGAAAGAGACTGTCGATGGGACCTTCTAGGCAATAGTTGCGGACGGCTGGGTTCAGACGCTCTAGGCCGTAGATTTTCGTGATTTTGTGTGCCGGAGACCTAAGTGTCATGTATCTCATTCGAGATTCCGGATCATATGACCTACCTTGTATGGCAAATAGCTCGCCCGTCGCACTAAAAAAGGGTATGACCAGTCTCGCTTCTACTGTCGAGCGAACAGCACACCCCAAATTTTGTGCGCAGGTTGCGTTGAAATCTTCACTGTGATACAAAAGATGCCAGCGTTCCTCTGGAATTCTTCGTGATTCTACATAAGATCTGGCATAATGATCACTAGGCAACTCATTGATAGATGTGCAATGCGTCAATGCTCGCATTTCGGTCTTCAAATTCTGCTGAGAATTTTGAACTTTCGAAACCAACTCCTGATATGCAGTCTTGGCGTCGGATGTTCCGTACTTTTCGCGCAGATTTTCGATGCGATAGTCCGCAAACAGAGAGTCGTCAAAGTCTTTCAGGAAGTTCTGAAAGGTATTTGTGAACCCACAATTGTGGCATTTGACAAAATACTTGCCGCTGTTTTCTTGAAAGAAGAAAAATCGTGTTTTGGTTTTGTTGGTTTTGCTATCGCCGCAAATGGGGCAGCGGCAGCAGGCAACATTTGATCGCTTCCAGGAAAATCGTTCGAGTTTCTGGGAGACCAAATTGATATACTTGGCGTCAATATAGTAGCTCATAGATATCTCCATTTACGGGAGGAGCACCAAATCCATTTCCGTAGGCATCTCCTTCTTCGCTGTCGCCTGTTCCGTCTGATTCTGCGCTATGTCTGCCGTTCGTTCCATCTTCTCCGGAACCGCTGCCATTTCCATACATGTCCTGAGTCCAATCTGCGCCGTGACCATCTCCATGGGACCACACATCACGCATCGCCAAGTAACCGAAGAAAATCTTCCTGAATCTCATCCAAAAAATCCTGAAAGGCTCGGTCGTGCCACCGGACTCCAATTCGCGGCTTGCATCAATGTTTCGAGGGGCGTCAAAAAGGTTCTTTGGTAGTGTTCACGGTAGTCGATGTATTTCTCAAGCTCGAATTCTCGTGGTGGGTTGCCAATAAAGGCTATCACCTTTTGACCGAATGGGTTGGGTTCGCGCAAATGAACATACTTGATTTTGTCTCCATTGGTAATGGGTGCGTAGAACTTGTCTAGACCCAACTTGACCAACCCGGCATTGTGTATCAACGCGGCTTTAACCTGGCATGGCGTGCCTTTACGATAGATGGTATGCTTATCGGCATAGACGTCCATCTTGTTAGCAGATCGGGGAATAGCTACATCTTTCACGCTGCTAGAAAAGAACTGTTTCTTGAAATTGGCAATGTACTGTTGCACGGTCGCTTCATCTTTGGTCAGCATCAAATGAATGCATTTCTTGAGATGTTCGCGGCACATTGCGGGTGTACTGGAACGCTGAGTCTCGATGCCCATGATCTTGAGTTCGGGAGTCTTTTTGCGAACGCCCTCGTTGTCATAGACGTTGAGGCAGTACATCTTCTTGGCTTTCCACAATCCTCGGTCGGCGATAGCCTCTCTCTTCATCTCCATTCTTTGCGCATAGGCGTTCATTTTGGTGGCAAGTTCTTGGAACGACGCTTCGATAAATGGATCGAGTGCCTTTCTGCAAAACTTGTCCAAGAACGTGACGACTTTGTCTGGGATGGTGGTATCGATACCGCTCAACTTCACGGCGTTGCTCAGGTTCAAATAAACGCTGTCGGTGTCGCTGGCGATGATGTAGTCGTGATTGTTGGTCTTGAGTTGCTTGTTCAGATACTCATTGAGTTTTTTCTGAATCCAGCGAATGGCCAACTGACCACTGACCGTGATTGCTTCGGCTTGTCTCAAATCAAAGTAACGGAAATGCTCGTTACCAATTGCACCGTATGCCGAGTTGAGCGCGATCTTGTATGCCATCTGCATGGTACCGTACATCGCCACATTTCGTTTGCAAATGGTGCGTTCGGCATCATCGATGTTGGTTTCCAGTTTCTTTTTGTTTTCTGTTTCGAGTTTCTTGAAATGCTTGCGCTGGTTGTAGAATTTGGTCATGAGTTCTGGCAAGAACCCAAGTTTATCACGAACAAAGACGGCACCATTGGCAGCCATTGCATAGTTGCGTTCTTTGACGTAACTGGTATCAAACTCCCCCGACAGCATCGTATCGACCGAATACTTTGGCGCAGAATGCTCGTCAACAATAGTGTCTGGGCTGATGTTGTACTGAAGAATCAAGTGGGGATACAGGCTTGCGACGTCGTAACTCACGATCCAATCGTGGAACCCAATGATAGGTTCCTTGACGGCGGCACCCTTATACTGCTCGGTCTTGTTCTTTTTGACCTTGGGTGGAATGACGATGTTTTGCTTGCGCAGGTGATTGTAGATGATACAATCCCACATGCGAACCTGCCCGAAGACGTCGTTGTAGTTTGTTTTGGCCAAATAGGCCATGCTTATGTGCAAGCCCAACAGATTCAGTTTCTGGTCCAATTCGGCAACCAGATCGACGTCCACGACGTTATACTCGACAAACTTCTGGAAGTTTTGCTGATAGAAATCTCGAATATGGTCGTATTCCGAGTAGTCGATCTTTTTCTTGCCTAGTTCCACTTCGGCGATATGGTCAAGTTTGTAACTCTCTCGCTTGTTGGGGCTGTACTTCTTGTACAACTCTAGGTAGTCGAGAATATCTACACCGTAGATCAAAAAAACCTGATTGGGTTTGTTGTTGAACTCCACGGTCGTTTCTTTGATGCGACTCCAGGGGCTCAGTTTCTTGGCCTTGGCCACGCCCTGTTTACCAAACAGGCGGATGATGCGATTAACCAGATACGGGATATCGTAGAAACGAACATTCCATCCGGTGATAATGTCAGGATCGATAGAGCACCACAAATCGATGAAATGCTCTAGCATGTCCTTTTCGTCGGAAAAGATGCGCTGGTCGATAGTGGTGTCGGCTAGAACAAAGGCATTCAAAGCCATGACATACCGTTTATCGCCGCACCGGACCGTGATGACGTTGATGCGTTCGCGAGCATCTTTTGGCGAACTAAAGCCATCCTCGCATTCGGTTTCAATGTCAACATTGATGATGCGCAACAACTTTTGGTCGTATTCGATTTCCTGATGTTCTGGGTACAAGTCCGAAATGTACTGATATGCCCAGTCGGTGTTGCCGTAAATGGAGAAATTGCGCACGCCATCGTAGCGATCGACAAATTCTCTCGCATTATCAATGGAATCTAGCTTTACGGGCTCAACATACTCGCCCTCGATAGTTCGATATTGGGTCTGGGTCTTGCTGGAAACATAAAGAGTCGGCGAAAAGCCGACTTTCTTTTGCTCGCGCACACCATTGCGATAGCCACGATATAGGATATTGTTACCAGACGTCTGGACGTTGGTATAAAACCAAGTACTCAAATGAGCCTCCGAAGGCAACCGTCGAAGAAATTACGCCGTCTTTTCTTCTTGCTTGCTTTTCACGTAACTGGCCAACAGGACAGCGTAGTTGATGATATCGATGATGGTGTCTTCGAGTTTTTCGTCGGGAACTTTGAATTCCCCAGAATCGGCAAACGAACTAAGGCGGCTCAACTTGTCGGTCAGTCGAACCAAAAAGCCCTTCTCGGTGGTCGTGATGCCCATGTCTTCACATCGAGTGAAATTGGCGAAGGGTTCGTCTGCCCCCTTTCCAGCATAGTCTGCATTCTTCAACTTCATCAATTCCCGGGCCGCATTACAAAGAATCTGATGATTTGTGAGCAACTGTTCCCGTGTCATAGCAATCCTTTATTTGGTACCGGTGCTGCCAAAGCCACCGGTTCTATCGGTTTTCTGTCCCGGTCGGATATTGGTCGGTACCAGATGATATGCCGGGTGCTCAACCAGTTCCAGTTGCGCCAACCGCATACCATGTTCAATTCGTACGGGTGCGTTAGACAAGTTGATAGCCGTGATGTAAAATGGTTCCACGTAATCACTGTCAATGATACCCTGACTGTTGCAAAGCGTCACACCATTCTTGAGAGCGATACCAGATCTCGGGTGGACGCGAACAGAATGCCCCTTCGGAATATCAAGAATGATGCCCGTTGGAATCATGGCTCGGTCGCCAGGGTGCAATACAATGAAATGGGGAGAATCGCTGACGTCTTGATAGGCAAAATACTTGATTTTGACGTTGTCTTTGTTGTACGCGGTAATTTCGCGTTCATGTGTGCCGAAATACACACGCACATCTGCACAGGCACTTTGTTCGGTGCCACGTACAATATCTTCGACGTCTGGGTACATCTTGAAGTATTTGAGATCGATGGGAGTCACGAATGCCAATTTGTTCATAATGAATTCCTAGTTGGTCAGAGTTGATCGCGGACGTTTCGCTTATTTAGCCGACGTTCTTGTCTGGGAGACGGTTTGCCTCCAAAACTTTTGGCTCTTGGTTTACCGTACTGAAACTCGTGAGCCAATCTTGCTTCACGGCTGACCTTTTTGATCAGGTTCAAATCTGGATTCTTCTTGGCTTCTACGAGAAATTTGCTGAACGAAAGCATTAGTAGTCATTCCTGTTTCGGCGATTCTGGTCACCAAGAAGAGCACCGCCAACACCACCGATGATGGCACCGGCGGCGGCACCCTTGCCCATGTCACCGGTGAGGGCACCTAGGCCCAATCCGGCGAGAGCACCGAGGGCGGCACCGGATGCACCACCCTGGAGGGCATTATTACACCCAAACAAACACATCGTAATGGCGACAAACAGTACTCGATTTGCAATTTTAGTTGCTTTGAGATACATCATTTTTTGATTTCTTCCCAATGTTGTACTTGGGTACAAGGTTCCAAGCACCCTTTTCTTCGAACGACAATACCTTGATTGTGTTCATCAGAGCCACCGGTTCTTCGGTTTTGCTCTGATCAACTATATGCACTAGGCCCCAATCTTCTAGCAAATTCGCAATGGCATTTCGGCGAGATAGATCCTCTTCATCAAAGGTGATAGGCTGGCCGTCCAGCCCAAACAGTTCTTTGAAATGCACAATGTAGTATTTGCCTCTTTTGTGAAGAATGTGGCAACTTTGCCATAGGGTTTGTTCTTTGCGACTGGCAATGCCGATGCGAGTCAGGGTTTCTTTGATGATGAGAAAGTTTTGTGGGTTAGTGAGAGCAACTTCAACCAGACTCTCAAGACCCTTAAAGCTGTGGTCCATGTGTAAACATCCTATGAAAGTACAGGATATTTAGCCCACAGTAAAACTACCCCTGGCGATGTTTGTATTCAGCCAGAATTTTCTTAACATCACCGGGATCTAGCAGTTTGGCCGTTTCTCTGGCTCTATTTTCGCTGTACTGGTAGATCCACATGATGGCTTGAATCAGGTCGCTGCTTTCGACTTTACTCCACTTGGAGAATCGGCGTTTTTTTGAGGTGGCGTAGAAGTAGTAGTCCCATTGCATCTCGGCACTAAGATGTGGGCACATGTTCATGCGATTTGCATGAAAGATGGTATCCGGGTAGTAGCTGAATGCACGATTTATGATGAAGGGATTGTATTCGGACGCAAGATCAGGATTTCCTTCAAGGAGGTTGTTCTTCTGATTGATGGCATTTACAAAGTCAAAAGGATTCATGATAACTCGACGGTTTTACCGGTGCTGGTATTGATTATCCGACTAATCAGACGACATGGTACATATTCGTATTCGTTGGTATCGGCATTGAGAAATCCGTGCATCAAGAAACTGTCAAAGACGGTTTTGCCGACGAATCGATTGATGGGTGGTGCTATGACATAGTCTGCATCTAGCACAATTTCTCGCTTTTTGTAGTTGGCGGTGATCATCTCCCCTTTGAGATTTTCGTGCGTGATAGTTAGTGTGCCTGGTGCAATCTTGCGCAGAGCGCGATCGACCCAACGAGCAATCATGTACTGCTCGGCATAATCCAGAGTTAGTTTGTCCAGAGGTTGCAATCTCTGCTGTCCAGTGTACACAATGAATTTGGACTTGCTAAACGGATAGTCTTTGCGTTCAAGCATAAACTTCGTGCGCATGCGATGACCTTCGCGCACAAAATCATCATACTTGTACTCTTTCTTGAGATCGGCAAAGGCAGCCAAATTTGTTTCGAGTGCCTCGGGAGTCACTCGTATTGGTTCCTCTTCCTCTTGACGATTTTGCATCAGAACTTGTGGGTTCTTCATCATACTTTCGATGATGGCAGTTCCCATATTCAGTTCTTTCAAGATTTCATCACTTCGTTGAGAAAAAGTGGTGATGTCATACTTCTGGCGAAGAAGCTCTACGTTCGTGAACAAATCGACGAGGGTTTGCTTAGTCTTCATGCTCATATTTATCGAAATTCGGCGTTGATCATCAATTCGGCGCAACAGGCGGCAAGGCAAATTTCTCTGTCGGCCACTAGGCTCATGCGGTACAAATACTCACCCAACAAAACGACTACAGGAGGGATAGAACGATCTTCGATTAGCGTGGACAACTGGTCATACAAAGAACGTATCACGGCAATTTGATCAATGTCCGAATTTTCACCAATCCACTTGCGTACTTCACCGTAATCCTTGCTCTTGATGGCGGCAACCAGTGCCTCGGTTCCCATGCCTCGCATGGTCGTACTCAAGATACCAACATCGATTGTGCCGGTCTTGGCGTATGACTGCAACTCGTTGATCAATTTTCTGAAGTCGGGGTAGTATCTAAAGACAAAGTTGACCAGCGTTTTCTTGTCAAAGGTGACCTTTTCATTCTTGAGAATTTGGCAAATTCTTTCGAATGCGGCAGAGAATACCGCCTTCTCTTCGGCCTTGGGAATGGTAAATTCGACCACGCTGCATCTAGAATGCAGAGGTTCAATTACTCTATTCTTGAAGTTGCACGTAAGAATGAATCGGCAATTGGCACTGAATTCTTCGATGAAGCCCCGCAAAGCAGGCTGGGTGCTTTGCGCATTGAGATAATCTGCTTCGTCGAGAATGACCACTTTATGCTTGCCGCGCAAACTTACGCTGCTGGCATAATCTCTCAATTTTGTGCGCAGCGTATCGATGTTACCATTTTCGCTGGCATTGAGAAACAGATAGTCCAGACCCATCTCTTCGCAAAGTGCCTTGGCAACCGTCGTTTTGCCGCACCCGGCTCCACCATGCAGCAGCAGATTTGGCATTTCGCCGCTGGCCACAATGTCGCCAAAGAGCTTTTTCAGGTGAGACGGTAGAATGGTTTCGGCGATAGTCTTGGGGCGGTATTTCTCGCACCACAACAGATTGTTATAGTTTGTCATTGTGTTTTACCAAGTCCTCGGGCTGTAATAAACCTTGACCCTACAGGAAAGCTTGAGTTCTTTTTCTATCTTGGTGTCGATTTCTTGCGCCATTTGTTCGAGTTCGGGTGCCAGTTTCATGTCGGCATACGAAATATCGATGTGCCCCACCCCATGATCTAGCGATACGTCAATTTCTGCCATAGAATTGGTAAATGGCAACCACCTCAATACAGGAAGTCGATATAGTTTGATGTTCAAACAGGATGTATAGGTCGTGATGCTCGTGGGATACTTTCGAGCCTTGCACGCCTCTAGTACACACTGATAGCAAGTCAGTCGAATGTACTTGGAGTTTTCTTTTAGGGGCTGAATGTGAAGACTCATTTACTTCGTCTCCCACACACTGTCTGTTTCGCACATCACGTAATAGCGAAGTGTCTGAGCCTTGTTGGTAAAGCACGCCACACCGGCATTGGAAATTCTCACCACGTATTCGTCTTCGGGCAAACGAAGATTCTTCATCTTGAGATTTGCCTGGCATTGACTGACACACAGGCTAACTTGGTCGATATCAATGCTGCTGCTGTGGCTCGCGCTGTCCATCTTGTCGGTGACCGTTGCCTGAATGGCACCATTCTTGGCGGTAATCACCAGATCTTCCACCTGAAGGGCACCAGATGCCTTTGATAGGGCGTGCAGTTGAGTGCTGGGTAGGACAAACTCAAATTGCGACGGAGGCATGCGGATGCCGTCTGGAACTTGCGTCAACAGATTTGTACTGCTGTAGAAATAGACAAAGCGCACGCCGTTGGTGCCCACCAATTCGAGATTGTGCTCTTTGAAGTGAATGTCAAAATCTTTGGGCAGCATCTTCATCACGCCCAACAGTTTGCGCAGATCGTAGATACCAAAACCAACGGGAAAGTTTTCACTCACATTGGCCTCGATAAACACGTTGGTACTGGGGCTGGCCGTGCGCAACACATTGCCAGGCATGACCGTCAAGTGGTTGTTTACGCCACTGAACACTTCGAGAAAACGCATAGTTTCTTGACTCAATTTCATGATATTTCGCATCTCCATATACAAAGAAAAACTCCCCAAAGTGTGCCCGGAAGTTTCCGACGCATGGGGAGTTTACTGGTCAGAGGCACACATACAATAGTATGCTACCGACACTGGATTTTCTTGGATCTTATTTGGTCTTGTACTTTTCGATTACTTTCTTGACTTCGTTTTCACCCTTGTGAGCCGCAGCCAAGATTTCTTCGCGCATACGAGCAATGGTATTTTTGTTGTTTTTGCTGACCAACACAACAAACATTGCTCCTATCAAAAGTCCAACGACAAATGTGATGCTACTCATAGATTCTAATCCTTTCTATACAATTAACCACCACGACGACTGATCAGATACTTCTTGATCTTGCTGATGCGATCCTGAATTCTACCACGTTCTTCTTTGTCGGCAGTCGTCTTGAGTTTGTTCTGCAACTCGTCCAGACGGCTTTGGCTCTTTTGAATCACTTCGCTGCGATGGTCACTCAATCTCTTGGCACTTTCTTCGCGTTCTTTGGCCCACTTGGCACCGTGTGTCTTTTCCTTCTCGCGGTGATCGCCGATAGCCTTTTGAACGGCACCATGTGCAGCCGTGCCTGTAGATTCGCTCACGGCATCTTCAGTTTCCTCAACTTCTTGATCTTCGGTCTCGTCAGAAGTATCCTGATTCTCATCTTCGATTTGCGCAGATTCTTCCTGGTAGTCGGATCCGGTGAAGTTTTCACCGGCAGATGCCTTGAGATTCTCGATCGCATTGTGAGCCAACTGATCTAGACGACGCTGAACAATGTCGGCAAAATCGATGGCATTTTGATCGCGTGCCAACCCCGCCAAACTTTCATTGACAATCTGTGCTTCCGCATCCTGCATTTCAGTTTCTTCCTTTTTGGTTTTTTCTTGATTTCTCTTGTCGCGTTCGGCCTTGGCCTTGTCACGCAACGAATCTGCGCTGGCCATGGTGGCCGCTGCGGCGTTCTTCTGGCCGCTGCGCATAAGTGCCGCTGCCGCACGACGCAAAGCCTCTGGGTTACCCTTGGTTACGGCATTGCGATTCAAGTCGCCATGCACCGTGCTCTTGCCTTGGTGGGGATAGGGAGTAGAACTGGTGGCAATCTTTTCGCCCGTTTCTTTGCTTACGTGAGTGCCCAACTGACCACGGTGGGCGACGTCGCCTGCCCACTTGGGCGAAGTGGCAGGACGATCGGCTCGGGCAGCCAACCCCAATCGCGTCTGCAACTCGGCCCGACGCTTGCTGTCTCCGTCGGTGTGGGTGCTGCTCTTGCGAATAGCCCTGCCTGTAGTAAAGTCAATCTTGTTGCCGTACTTGGCCATGCTCTTGGCAATTGTCTCATCGTCTGCTGTCTTGGGTGCGTCCTTGCCCAAAATAGCGTCGTTGTGTGCCTTGACCTTCTCGGGGTTACGATCGACGGTATCGCGCACAAACTTCTCGGCCTCGGCATCGGCCTTGGTGCCCGGCTGGCTGTGTCTGGCCACATAACGCATGGTACCAGATAGCGTCTTGCTGCCTTCTCGGGCCGGATTGTATGGAGCTTTGTTAGTGCGGCCAGGCTTGTTGCCACTGGCCTCGGCCAACAATTGCTCGATCACAGTCAACGTCAAATGGCGCAAATCGTCATCTAGACTTTCTACCACGTTTTCGTATTCTTCTTCGCTTTCGAGACCGGCCAGGCCGTTCAAAAACTCCAAAAACTCATCATAGTCGTACCCTGCATTTTCGACAAGATATTGAGTTCCGTTTGTAGAAGAGTCGCTGTTATCAACGGTGTTTGCTGCATCATCTGACGATGTTTCGGGGGCTAGATTATCATCCTGCATTTCAGTTTCTTCCTTTTGAGTTTGCTGCTGTTGTGAATCTTTGCTATCAAACGAACGTCTACCGGCGCGATTACCACTTAGTTTGGCGTGAGAACTGCCACGCTGTTCGCGGTAGGCCTTGGCGGTTTCGCCGCTATCGTTGGCCATGGGCTTGAACACCCCGGCCAAGTCGGATGGATTGGCAACAAACAAACTTGGTCCGGTCTTGCCACCGTCGATGCTGCCATGAGGTTCGACCAGAACGCTGCGTCCAGCCTGACCTTCGTACGGCTTGCTAACCTTGATGATGTTGCCTTTTTTGACTGTGAAAACTTTGCCGCCTCCCAGATCGATCGTCGTATCTCGCACGGCAATCATGCGGCGAGTGGGAGGATGCTTGTGCTTGGTTTGTTGAGATTTGGCCATATCTGTGTGTCGAACAAATGGTTTGGAAAATAACAAATACCGCCATTTGGTCTAGCGGTACCTGTATTTAGCTTTTGAACGAATTGAACGCACAAGATCACCATCATTCAGGTCCACAAAAATGGACTTAGAGTGACCAAAGAGTGCATTCTCTTTACGCAGATATTCTGAAATTTGTCTTCGGCGCGAATCCACTGATCCATGAGTTCGACGTATCTGGCTTCTTCTTCGGGATTTGCAAGTGGCGTCCACAAATTGGTGCGCTTTTTGTCAAGTTCGAGTGCTTCTTGGGGTACAGGCACAGGATCTTGCCAATTTACGCGACGATACCAAATGTACAGTGCCAGAATTTTGCTTTCGTGATTGTAGGCCCGGCGTTCCCAAGAATCTGGTTTGCTGTTGCGATACAGCATGGCCAGCCTTTCGCGAAAGCATTTTTCTCCACCAATCTCAAGTTCGACATAGTCGCACAACAAACTGAACATGGCATGCAGCACGCGTCCACTGCGATCTACAAAGCCACGAGGAATGTTGCGAATGTGCAGTCTGTTGCTAGGAGTAAACAGAAAGTACTTCACTCGGGCAAACCAGGCTGTTACGTGGTCCCACGCATTAGCGATGCATTTCATGCGATGATGTTCCTTTTTGCGTATCAAGTATTGTATTCTACAACAATCTCAATTTCCATAGAATACATCTACAATTTGCTCAAATTCTTCGCGAGTATAGATGCGCCCACCAAACACAATGCGGCTTACGCTGGGATAGTAGTTTAGCATACCCACGCCATAGTCGCTGCTCAGGCCACCGCCGGTCTCACCGCCGCCAGTCTGCCCCCCGGTTTCGCTTTCGCTGTCTAGTATGAGCGTCTGTATTACGTCGTCCCAAAAGTCCATGGTGAGTGTGGGCGAAGTCAAATCTGAACAAAACAGATAGAAATTGCTAACGTCGTAGTTTTTGATGGCATTCTTGATTACACTGACATTGAAATCGACCACCGTAGGATCGTAGCTGGGCACAGTATAGCCTGTCAATCCATAGATGTCTGGATAGGGCGTCGGATCCGCATTCCAGTTGCCTGTGGGTCCAAAGATGCTGGTATAGCGAGGAGCATTGCTGCTCAACCAAGGAATTACACTCTTGCCGTCGTTGTCGGCAAATTGATGCAGGGCACGATAGGCATTGCCCATTTTGCTGTCGGCCTTGGCCACCCACCATCTTCTCAGGTCGCTGAGATTGTTGCCGCTATAGCCGTCGGCTGTGGTGCCGCTGACCGTGGTCATACCGTCGGCACTAATGCGCTGCAACCAGTTTACATAGGTGGCTCGCAAACTACCACTGGCAAAAATACCGCTGCCAGAATAGGTCAAAATGCCGCTGGTGCCATAGGCTCCGCTGTGTCTATTTCTCAAAAACCCGCTGCCAATGCCGGGCAGAAAGTTGTTGTAGCCCACGCTGTCGCTGTCGCCCACCGGCACATACAACACAGGACAGGCATTGTCATAGGGAAAGGTGCCTGTTACGCCGCTGTTGGTGCCATGGCCACTAAGAGCCCGGGCCTGTCCTGTGGCGTCTACGTCGCATGTGTAGCTATGACGCAGCAACTTGCCGCTGGTGCGATCTGGATACAGCTTGCTGCTGGGTATGTCCTGATAGTTGCCTATTTTCAAATAGGGAATTAGGTTTTTCAGACCAAGGTAAGAAGAGTGAATGAGGTGCTGGCGATGTCTGGTATAAAAACTGGCTGTCCAATTGTCCCAGTTGGGTTGATAGTCCAAAGTATTGCCGCGGCTGTTGTCCCAGACCACTTCCACAGAATGGCTGGTGGCTCCATAGTCAAAAGATCCTCGGTTGTCTACTGCCGACAGACCCATAGGAATGGTATATTGATAGCCGGGGCTGCGAAGGCTGCTGCTGGTGGGACCGGTGGCACCCCACAAATCTAGCAAAGTGAGATTCTTGCCGAAAAATTTGTAGGTGCTTGCTCGGCTGTCGTTTAGACTTTGTATCCAGGTTCCCATTTCGGGGGCGTCGTTGGCTCCGTCGCCATTTTGATAAAGAGTGTAGGCACCCAAATACTGTTCGTTGGCTATGGCCAACAAACTGGGATAGCTGAGGCCCTGGGTACGTTCTTCCAAATCTCGGGCGGTCAACATGCCGCCTACCACTTCACTCAAAAAATGTGAAAATCCACCAGAAGTAAGATTGATAAAGGGGCTGCGCAGCAGCACTTCGTTTTGGTTGGTGGTTGCACCTGTCCAGGTGTACAAATTCAGTTTGTCGGCGGTAGGTCCATAGCCGTTCATGTACCACAGGGCCTGAGTGGCCATAAAACCAGGATTTTCGGCACCACTTTCTACGGTACCAAAGCCTTGGGGCCACCAGGCATAGTAGCTGTCGTGAGTAATGCCTCGGTCGGTATAGTAGGCATTGAACATGTCGGTAAGATAGATGACGGCTCGCCCATAGTCGCTGGATGTGATGCCGTCAAAGACCCAGTCGCCTACGGCGGCTTCGCCCAACTGACCTACCAGACCCCAATCGTGAAAATTGATGGCCACATTTCGCCAGTCTCGCAGCACCCCGGCGGTCCATTTGTTGGGCTCCATACGGACCATAGGAGTCACATAGTTCCATACACGGTGATTGTAGCTGGATGCTCCGGTGGCACCCAGTATCAATGGATGCATAAAGGGACCACTGTGAAATCTGACATCAGAAGTATTGTACAAACTCAATTTGGGCATGTGGTGTCCATGTGTGTCTATGGGGTGGCGGCGGCGGTGTCGTTGTTGTTGTGAACTATTTAGAACACAAAATGTATGGTAGTGAGTGGGGGTAGTGGGGGATCCGTACTATAAAGAGGGGGGTCGTGTTTTGTATATGGGTAGTGGGGGATCCGTACTATAAAGAGGGGGGTCGTGTTTTGTAGAATTTGTTTTTGTGTTTGGGTGTGCGTGTGGCGCATGTTTAGATGCAATCGGTACGGGCGAAATTAAGATTTTGCCATACCGGGGCTTAAGGGGCTTTTCAGAAATGAAAAGTTTTTTATATATACTGCCTTTTTCTCAAGTCCAGTTTTCGCAAATAGTGCATTTTGCTGTTTTCTCGATTTACCGTGCGTGCAGATAGCCGCAACCCGGCCCGCACACGCCATGCATTCAACTCGCACGCCATTTGATCTTGCCATTGGCCCGGGTGTCAAATGCCCGGATGCCAGACCCGATGCCACCTCACACCTATCCATCGGGTCTGGCGCGCCGTTAGGGTTCTGTACTTTTCTTGCGTCTGTGGGTTGACCCGGTGCGGGGTCTCGACTACCATAATGGCATGCCGATCAACGTGATCGGTGACGCAAACGAACGAAAGGAACGGTGTGGTATGGGTGACATGGCAAACATTTATCTCAAGAACTTCTCGACGATGTTCTCGACATTCGTGGACGACCTCGTCCACATGGGGGCTGTGCTTCAGGCGGTCGGCGGGGGCGACAAGGCCAACGATGTGGTCGAGAGCATCGTCGATAGATCGCCCTTTGCTATCAAGGTGAGGGGTTGGGAGAAGCAGGACCGTCTGGACCGAATGATGGCCGACGCCGGGTTTTCAATGGCCAACGTCAGCGACCACGACGGGGGAGCACTGGTCATTCTGACGCGGGACGTGGTGTCATTCGAGCAACTGACCCGCAAGGTCGATGCGGTGATGGGCGAGGGGTGGCTGGGTCCGTACGAAGGCCCTGACGACAGTTGCAGCCACGAGCACGACTGTTGTGGATGCACTCGGCGTGGCGGTTGGACGCCGCTGAGCCCCATGGCATTCAATGGAGAACTACTGAGTTGTGTCTGGCGACAGACCTGGAGCCGGAACGTCTGAAAAACTCAACTCGGGCGGTGTGAAACACCGCCGTCCGAGTTTTTGGTCGGGGATTTTAGAGAAAGGACGGTGTGGTATGGGATGCGATTGGGAACTGGAACGGTGAGCCAGACCCGATGGATATGTGAGGTGGCATCGGGTCTGGCTCGCCGTTAGGGTTCTGTTCTTTTCTTGGCATTGCGGGTTGACCCGGTGCGGGGAACAGTCTAGACTATTGGCATGCCGATCAGCGTGATCGGTGACGCAAACGAACGAAAGGACGGTGTGGTATGGGATGCGATTGGGAACTGGAACGGCGTCGGGCCAGAGGCTACAGTGTGGACCAACTCAAGTTTGCCATTACCGACGCCCGCGAGGCGTGGGGATGTGCCGAGGAACTGGTCAAGGCCGGGCATCGGGCCGATCCTGGCAAGTATGCCGATCAGATTTCGGTGTACAATCAAGAGTTGGAGCGTCGTCTGCGTGGTGGTCGTCGGTGGTCTCGTCGAAAGGGAGTGTGATCCGTGGCTGATATCTTTTACCTCAACAAGCGTTTTTGTGGGCAGCGGTTCTTTGCGGTCGAGGAGCGGGCGGCATTGCAGTGGGTCGATATCGACCACCGCGAGCGAATGATGCAGTTGAGCCCGGGCGTCTATCGCCTTCGCAACTGCAACTCGACTGTCGGCTATGCCATTCCGGACTGGATGGTCGATGTTCGCGAAGAGGTGGTCGTCGGTGATGTGGTGGTGATAGAGTGGCAGGGCAACCAGTACACCGGCAAGGTGACATACGCCACGATGGACGATCAGTATCACATCATCGAAATGACCGCGACCGAGACGGGCAAGTGCATGTATTGGAAGCAGAGGCACGACGGGGGACGGCTGGTGGGCATCGTGAAGAACTGAGAGACCAGGCCCCGGGTTATCCCGGGGTCTTTGGGCCGAGGCAGACCCGATGTGCCGTTAGGTTTCTGTACTTTTCTTGACATTGCAGTTTGACTGGATGCGGGGAACAGTCTAGACTAATGGCATGCCGATCAACGTGATCGGTGGCACGCACACACAGGAGAATCGTAGCATGGAAACTTTGTTGATTACCGATCTTCCCCGTACCGTGGCAACTGGTGTGAAGAAGATCAGCCGCAAGCGAAGCTGCTGGGTAACCTCATTCACCCCTGGTCGCACCGCCCTTCTGGGGTGGGACGACGGCAGCAGGGACGAGTACCACGGCATCACCGACACCGGGGATGTGGTGGGGGTTGCGATGACCCTCGACCCCGACCGACTCGGGGACCCGTTCAAGCAGAGGTACATCATCGACGAACAGCCCCCGAACGTGGTGGCCGTGGTTCGCAGCGGCACCAGCCGGGGCAAGCCCGCCACGCCTTACGTGATGCTGATCAACATTCCAGTGCCGACCGGCACCGTGACCATCTGAACAACACAAGCCGCCAAGATCCCAGGGATAGCCCTGGGTGCGGCGGTTGTGGCAGACCCGATGTGGTGTGGGCATTGCATATCGGGTCTGGCCGCGCGTTAGGGGTTTGTTCTTTCTTGATATCGTCGGTTGACTGGTTGCGGGTAGTGGTCTAAACTAATGCATCAGCGTCGCTCACCCACGTAGGGTGGACGTAACCAGTTTGCAAGGAGATTTCGCAATGAAGACTGACGTGTATGGTATCGTGACCGAGAGAATCATGGCCCTGTTGGCTGCCGGAACTGTTCCCTGGGTCAAGAGTTGGACGAATGGGGCGGCGGTCGAGGCCCTGAGTCTGGCCACCGGCAAGGCCTACCGGGGCGTCAACCGGTGGCTGCTCAACCCCCACGTTCACGGCTACGGTTCCCCGTTGTGGGGGACGTTCAAGCAGATTCAGGGCCGGGGATGGAATGTCCTGAAGGGCCAGAAGAGCATGCCCGCCGTGTTCTGGCGGTTCCTCGAACGCAAGAACTCCACCACGGGGCGGGTCGATCAGGTGCCGTTGTTGAGATACTACAGCGTGTTCAATCTCGACCAGACAGATGCCCCAGACGATGCCCGCCGCTTGCCGGTTCCTCCGAGCGGCGGCAATCACACCGAGCCGGATGCCGTGTTGGCCAACTATTTCCGTCGGGAAAACATCAAGGCAATCCACGGCGGAAACATCGCGGCATACGCACCGAGTACGGACTTGGTCATGATGCCTCACAGCGAGGCGTTTACCACGGCGGATGACTACATGCAGACCTTGGCCCACGAGGCTGTTCACAGCACCGGCCACCCCAGTCGGTTGAACCGACCTCTTTGTCCGCTGGTCATGAGTCGGACCAGTTACTCGACCGAGGAACTGATCGCCGAAGTCGGAGCGTGCATGGTGATGCAGGCATGCGGGCGAAACCCGGCATACGACAACTCGGCGGGGTACATCGCCGGGTGGCTGAAAGCCTTGGGCAACGATACCCGGATGGTGATTCGGGCAGCCAGCAAGGCCGAAGCCGCCAGCGAGTACATTCTCAAGGGTCCTCAGTGGGGTGCCACCACCGTCGAGGAGGCAACCGAAGAAGTGGCCAGCGAAGAAGTGTGAATCGTCTGCCATCCGCCCCGGGATTTCCCGGGGTGGGTCGGCAGGGCCAGACCCGATAATCTACCCAGTCTGTTAGGGTTTTGTTCTTTCTTGGTGTTGTTGTTTGACTGGTTGCGGGTAGTGGTCTAAACTAATGCGTCGGCGATTGAACGACACAAGGAGAATAGCATGAAAGATAGGATTGTTGATTTCGAGACGCTCGCGTGTGACCGCGACGGGGATCACGTTTCGTTAGAGGTTCGTTACATCGACCACATGGACGGCAACTGCACCCTGGTTCTGCGGGGCCGTGCTGCCGATGCCCCCGAAACGCAGGAAATACAGGCGTATCTGCTGGACGCGTTTCCTGACGCCGAACTTGACGCCATTTATGAAATGGCCCGGGGTCTGCTGCGGCACGCCTACCCGGAGAAGTGAACCTGGACACACAGCAAACTGGGAGACTGGAATGATTACTACGAGGCTTGCCGCCGCCGTGATGCCTGGGCCAAAGAGTCAGCGAGGCGACGATCGCGAGAGGGTTCTGATTCGGGCGTGGCTGCGGCGACAGCAGCAGGGAATCCGCAACAAGATCCGGCGTGAGGGCGGCGTGTGCGAGGATGAGGTTCCCCATCGGTGGATGGCTCTGCATATGTTGCTGAGAAATCCACAGGCCCGCTGGTTGCGTAACTGGTACGCTGGCAGTCGGGCCATCGACCTGAAGAACGGGAGAATCTGACAACACGCAACCCAGGAATATCCTGGGTTGTCTGGGCCAGACCCGATGCCGTTGTTAGGGTTTTGTTCTTTGTTGTGGTGGCGTTTGACTGGTTGCGGGTAGCAGTCTAGACTACTGAGTCGTTGGCACATCGCACTCAAACAGGAGATACCGCATATGACCAAGGATGAAGTTGTGGCCGAATACGTGAACCTGGTTATCCAGGTCACCACGGGCAAGACCCTGCTCACACCCGAAGTTGAGAAAAGGTTACAAGATTTGTGGACCACGTTCGAGGGTCATCTGCTGAACAGGTGGCCCGAAATGGCTCTCTGCAATCGCCGAGAGTTGGTGGCGAATATCGTGGAAGATCGTGGGTGGAATACTTACGATCGCATGCAGGCTCTGTGGAGTACGGTCGGCATGTTGCAGGCCCACTTCGCCGCCTACGAACAGTGACATACAGGCCCCATTGGTCCACAATGGGGTGCGGCAGACCCGATAGTGTGCTCATGTGCGTGCGGGTGTATCCATATGATGCCGATATCGACCGCAAACTATCGCCCGAAATAATCGGCAATGCAGTTTGACCCCGTGCGGGTAGGAATCTAGGATATGGGGTCAGCCGACGACACCCACCAAGCAACACGCGGCAATGTGCCTATGTGTGCTATTCGTGGGGTCTACCGGCGACACCCGTTTGGAGTATTGACGTATGGCTACCGCCACCAAGAAGACCACCACCAAGAAGACCGCCATTGTGAACCCCGCCGTGGTCGCCGGGCTCAACCCCGCCGTTGTGAACGAGGTCGTTCGCTCGCTGAGCCTGAGCGACCGGGCGGCACTGGCCAACGTGGCCAAGCCCAAGAACAGCGACTTGGCCCCGGGGATTTACCCGGTGGACGTCACGGTCCGCATCCGTGGAACGGTGAGGAAGGGCGAGGACTTCAAGGCCACCCAACCCGCCAGCCTCAACCCGTGGGCACTCTGCGGCTTCCTGTTGAGCAAGTTGAACGCGACCACGGCAGACGCCGTCGCGGCCCAGGTCGCCGAGGCGTTCAAGAGCGGGACGTTGAACAGCGACTTTGACGCGTACAAGAAGTACGCCGAGGAAGCGTTGGCCACCATGGCCGCCGCGACCGAGATCACCAAGAGCGGCATGACCACCGTGGCGGCGGCTATCGAGGTCGTCGGCTAATCCCATTCTGACGAGGCCAGCAGGCCGAAACGCCCGGGGTTATCCCCGGGTGTAAATGGGTACAAGGACGAGAAGGTACTCCGGATAACCTACTCCGGAGGTCGCACTTGTGCTAGATTGGGCGGTTTCGCGACCGTTCAATCTATTTGTGATTCTCCTGCGATGGCCACCACCCGGAATGTTCCGGGTGGTGTGTCTTTGACTGCCAGACCCGATAATACCCTGCACTTTCTTTGCCTGGAAAGTTGTTTGACTGGTTGCGGGTAGGAATCTAGAATGTAGGGTAAGCAAACAGGAGAACGCACCATGCAAGAAATGACTGACGTCACTATCTGTGGGATTCCTTGTACGGTTCCACAATCATGGGTGGATATGGTCGAGGCCTGTGCGGCCATGCCCCACCACACAGTCAACCCGGATGGTTCCTATCGAACTCTTCGGAGATACGATTATGGCGTTCAATGCCGAGTTGGCTGCGAATGTACCGATTGCAGTCTGATTCGGCGGTACTACCAGTCCGTCGATGCCTATCGCAAAGATAATGGTTTGCCAGTTTGACCCCGTGCGGGTAAGTGTTTAGAATGTAGGGTACGCAAACAGGAGAACGAGAATGGCTAGCACATCCAACAAGAAGGGTACGGTCACCCACACCATCGGCGAGTTTACCGCGAGCGTCGAGGTACTGTACGACGTCACGTTCGAGTATGACCCCGGCGTGTGGCGTACCGCCAATGGCGACGGTTGGCCGGGTACTCTGGACGTCGAGTTTGTCATCATCACCACTTCGGCCAGTGAGATTCTGGCGACCATCCGGGAGATCTGGGAGAACACCTACGGCGAGGATGGTCCGTCGTGCCCGCTGAGTCTGGCCGACGTCGTGGACCTGAAAGAGAACGCGTGGGCCGAACAGTTGGCCGAAGAGTTTGAACTCGATTCTGGCGACGAAGAGGACGACGACGCCCCCGAGCCCGACTATGAACCCCGAGAGGAGGATTGATGACCCAACCCGCGAGGAAATCTTCGCGGGTTTTGTTTGGTCGGGCCAGACCCGATAATGCCCACTACCATACACATCGGGTCTGGCGGCGGTAGGGGTCTGTATGGTAGTCGGTAGGCTATTGTTCATTCTGGTATTTCGTGGGCCGATTGTTTGACCGGTTGCGGGTAGCAGTCTAGGATTATGGCATGGCGAACACCACCACCCAAGCGTATCTCACCCGTCCGCACCACCGACTTCTCTCGGATAGCGAAGCGAATACCAAGTTGGCCAAGAATCTGGCCCCCACTTGGGGTCTGAGTCTGGCCCAGCACAACCTCTCGGGCTACAACGTCTGCCCCTATGCTACCCCGGGGTGCATTGCATCCTGCGTGGGCAAGTGCGGCATGGCCGGGGTATTCCCCAAGGTGATGCAGGCCCGCATTGCCAAGACCCGCCTGTTCTTTCACGACCGCCCGACTTTCCTTGGGCAACTGGTGAAGGAACTTCGCCAGAAGGATGCTCGCTGTGAGCGTTTGGGCGTTGTTGGGGTCGTCCGGCTCAACGTGTTCTCGGACCTGCCGTGGGAGAACTGGATCGACTTGTCCGCTTTCAAGAATCTTCGGTTCTATGACTACACCAAGAATCTGGGCCGGGCGTTCGCCGCTCTCGCCGACCTTCGGTACAGCAACTACCGGCTCTGCTACAGTGTCAACGAGGACAGCGATATGGACGATGTTCGGACTCTGCTCGCCAGAGGCGGGACGGCGGCTATCGTGCTGAATGTTCGGTACGTGAATGCCAACAACAAGGGTCCGATGCCCGATACCATCGACAACATTCGGGTGATTGACGGCGACGTCAGCGACGACCGGGGTCTGGATCCCCGTGGTGTCTATGTCGGATTGCGGTTGAAGGGTCGAAAGAGTTTCCGGGCCGAAGCTCTGGCCACCGGATTCGCGTGCAACGTGCGAATCACGATCGACCGCAAGCAGGTCTAACTTTGGGTGTTCGTTAGGGAGAGCCACCGGCGTTCGGTGGCCTCCCTTTCTTTGCTGGGCCAGACCCGATGCAAGGGTGGAAGAATCTTTGTGCAGAATGTTTGACCGGTTGCGGGTAGGTGTCTAGGATTATGGCATGAAGAACATCACATTCAAGTCCGACGACACGCCACTAAAGGTGGGAAATGACGTCCGCGTGGAAGTCGAGTTGCCTGATGGGTTGATGCTGGTCGTCGTATTGACCCACGAAGGAATCATCACCGATCTATGGGAGAATGAGGAGCACATTGCTACCTCCTCTCGCATGTATAGTGAAACAGCCGACGACCTTTTGGATAACCCTTGACTGCTTGCGGGTAGGCGTCTAGGATATCGAGAGTCATCAAAGGAGAACGAACGTGCCGAAGATTCAACTGTCGGATTTGCCTGTCATTCGCCTGGAGCACTACCGCCTGAGCGACATTCTGGACCCCCTTCCCACCGTCAAGGTGTGGTTCAAGGAGGAGGACTGGCGTGGGTTCACCTACGGCGACTGTCGCCATTCGCTCATCAATCCATCGGCGATTCTCGAAGGGCTCGACTGCGACCACACGTCCGACGACCTCTACCCCGTTCCCGAGGACGTTGACGAGGACGAGTGGCGGGCTTTCACCGGAATGCTCATGGAAATGGGCCACGAAGACCTGATCGACCTGGATATCTGATCGTCGTCGGCATACAATCTGTGTTCTGCCAGTCGCTCGAATGCCCGCCGGGACTACACCCTGAAACCTGTAAAGTCTCGGCAAATCTTTGTCTAGCGATTGGCGGTTTGTGAAGCCCTGCGAAATCTCGCGGGGTTTCTTATTTGGGAGGTAAGCAAATGCCGGTTCCGCAGCCCAACAAGACCATGATCCGAGGCGTCGTCGTCATTTCCAGGCAACTTCGCAATCTGGGCAACAGTTGGGTAGAGCCCGAAGAGATTGACGCAAACACCGCAACCGTCTGTGCTGATCTGGGTGCCGGTAAGTCGATCAAGTGCTCTCTGCGCCTCGAAGGAAAGACCATCGACAATCTTTCCATGGAAAACATCGACAATCTGATTCAACTGCTGACTGACGCCCGCGACCATTTCTCGAATGTGCATACTGTGATTTGACCGGCGCGGCAAATGCCTGGGATTTCCCGGGCATTTCTTGCGAGGCAGACCCGATAACTGTAGAAAACCAAAGAATCTTCTGCCAGAGCTTGACGGGCTGCGGGGGCGGGGCTAGAATCTGGTGTAAGGAGAACACCCATGCTCAAGAATGCCGTCTATTTCGAGGTTCATTGGCGAATGGAAAACGAAGAAGGCGATGTAATGGAAGAGTGCAACGGCATCTGGCTCTCGCTGGCCAAGGCCCGCGATTGGGCACAAAATCTTCTGGTAAACGATCCTCTTCTTCGCCGAGATGAAGAAGGCCGCACCCACAAAATCAGGCGGTGTTTTGCCAACATTCGCCCGGTTGGTCGGACAGGGCGAGCCAAAAGGTGTATGGGTGGTGCGTGGTGGGGAACCGGCTCTCCTCGATTGCAGTGGGAAATCTTGGATTATTGAACTTGACAGGCTGCGGGTAGATGCCTAGAATCTACCACAAGGAGAACACCCATGTCCGACACACTCAAGAAACTTCAAGATTCGATCGTTGCCATTCAGAATCTCGAATGGGAGCGGACCATCACCCGCCGCGAGTATCCCCGCAACAACGAGATTGTGTTTTTGCGGCGTACTTTGGGCGAGCCCTACTTTGACCAAACCGACGACCGCTATAACCCCGGCTATGCCGAGGCGGCCCAATCATTTCGCAACCAGTTGGAAGATCTGGAGAAAAAGGCCCACGAGTGGTACAGTTTGGAGTTGGTTGACGAAGTGTGTAGCATGGGCAAACTCACAGATAACTTCTGGAGTGCCATGGACGAGCACTATACCAGCGTTCTGGGGCCTGGCGTGATAGATATCATTCGGTTGCGGGTCGAGGTCCAACTGCGGCGACAGAACGATATCAGCCGAATGGCGTGTTTGGACGAACACGATCTCCGAAGCGAATATGCGTCCTACATCTCCAAGCTCGACAGCCGAATGGCCGAGGCGGCTATTCAGATGGCCGAACTTGCAAAGGACATTGCCCTCAACCGAAAGGTCGAGTTGGTTCAAGGCCCCACCGTGCAGATTGCTATCTGAACTTGACGGGCTGCGGGTAGCGGCATAGAATCCTGCATCATGCAAAACGACAAAAATTTCATGGTTGTGTTGGGTTGGCGCAACCAACGAATGGCCCTGAGAATGAGTGCCGACAGCAAGCCCGAAGTGCGCCGTCGTCTGGCCAAGTTGTTGCAGCGCACCAGATACGACCGAATCGTGAGTATTTGCCGATGCTCCTCTTGACCTCGTCTGCCATGCTGTATACAGGAACAACCGGACAAAAGCCTGGTTGGTTTCACCTGCGATGCGACGAGGCCATAGGTGACTATTACCGATGGCTCTACTCACGAGCAGGACGAACCTGGTATTCGTGCCTGAACTCTGTTCACATCACGGTCATATCTGGTGAAAAGGATGCACGCATTGTGCAGCCAGAAGAGTTGACCCCTTGGGTTGGCGTCGGCATGCAGTTTGCCTATGAACCATTGGTCATGACAAATGGCCGGGCTTTCTGGGTTACTGTGCAATCCCCCGACATTCAGGACATGCGGCGATCGTTAGGGTTGCCCGCTCACCCGCATCTGCACATGACCCTGGGTAACATCAAGGGTAACAGACCAAAAATCTAGGTCTGTTGGGCCAGACCCGATATTAGCCATGGTTGGAAATGATGAGATCATACGAAACACTACCCATCATGATTGATGAATGTTTCTGGATTCATTGACTTGACAGGCTGCGGGGTGTGGTCTAGGATGTGGGGTCATCAGCGTTGTCACACACACACAGAAGGAAATGAGAAATGACCAACGAGCAACTGTTTGCCGCCAATCGCTTTGAGGAACTTTACACCGCGAATCAGGGCCTCATCCTCGACCGCATCAACAAGATGCCCAACCACCTGCGGGACGAGGGCTTGGGCAACATCGCCTTCATGCGAGCCATTCGCAGCTACCGGGCCGATGCCGGTATTCGTTTCAGCACGTATCTCGTGACCGTGCTGCTCAACGAGATTCGCATGCTCCTGCGAGCCGAGAGCAACCGCACCCGCAACACCCGGCAGTACGCCGAGGGCCACCACGAAAACGACTTTGTGACCACCGAACAGCCCGCCGACGTCGAGGAGCGATCCAACCAGACGTCCGAGCTTCGCCGGGTGCTGAACAGCGATCTGCTCAACGCCACCGAGAAGCGCATCATCTCGCTTCGGTTCGGTCTGGATGGTTCTCGCATGACCCTCGAAGAGGTGAGCCGCGAGCTTTCCATTCCCCGTAGCAGCGTGGCTGCCATGCAGCAGCGGGCAATGGACAAGCTGCGTACCGCCGTCGTGTCCAGCGTCGGCTGAGCAGAATCGTACACCAGAAAACAGGAAAGGAGTTTCGCCTTATGGCCAGCATCTTGCTTCCCCGATATTCGCCCATGAAATGGGATGACCACTTCTTCGGCACAATCTTCATGAGCATCTTCTTTGTCGGAATCTTCTTTGGCGATCCGACTGCCAACGCCATCGAGAATCCCAGGTTCGAGAAGATTCTCGACGCCATCGAACAGGTGGAAAGCAGCGGGCGAGGAAAGAACACCCCGGACGGCGACAACGGCAAGGCTATCGGGCCATTTCAGATTCACATGGCCTACTGGAGGGACGCCTGCCAGTACGATATCACGCTGGCCGAGTCGAACTACGAAAGGTGCCGGGAACCCGACTATGCCCGCCGTGTTGTTCGGGCCTATCTGCGCCGCTATGCCAAGGGAAATCTTGAGAATCCCGAAGTGTTGGCGCGGATCCACAACGGCGGGGGCGGTATTATGAGCAAGAATCGCAATGGCCGGGCGTGGCGCAACACCACCGAATACTGGAACAAGGTCAAGCAAGAACTTGAGGAGAACTGAGCTATGGGTCGGCCACCTCCTACCGTTCCCGTCTATGCCCCGTGGATTTCGCGCGGAAAGGTGAATATCATCAAGTGCGCGCATTGCGGCAAGCGCAGAAGAAACCCAGATCAATGCACCGGTTGCGGTTCTACCCAGACTGTGATGGTCCAGGTGGATCGTTCGCCAAACCAAAAGGATCAACGCCAATGAGCAAGAAGCATGAACAATTGGTGATGCGGGCATTGAGGGCGGCACGAAATGCGCTGCACTCGGCCCAACTCACCCACGAAGTGATGTTCGAGGAAAGGTCGCCAGTGAAATCATTCGGGCCTACGGCCTTGGATGTGCTGAGGGGTTGCTGGTTTGGTACGCCCGAGCAGATCGAGAACGCCCTGATTCTCATTAAGCAGGCGACGTCCAAGCCCAAGCCCAAGACATGGCGCATTGTGTTGGAGGGAAGAAAGGGTCCCGATGAGTTGGTGCTGACCTGCCGCGCATGCAACCTTCGAGAAGCAACGAACTGGGTTTTTAATGAAGCAGAGGTTGATTGGGACCGATGGCGGCATCCCACCATCACCGTGGCCAAGCCCAGGCCCAAGCCCAAGACCAAGACCAAACGCTGAAAGAGACCCCGGCATTGTGTCCGGGGTTTGTTTGTGTCGAGGCAGACCCGATGTTTAGAAAGAGCCAGAAAAATCTAGAAATTGGCGAACGAGCGGCATAGAATGGACACCATGATCAAACTCTCTGAAGCCGATTCTCGAATTGTTCTCTACGCCAAGGGCCACAGTGGTTCGTGGGGTGGGCGTGAGAAAGATGTGCTGGGCAAGACTCGCGCCATTCTGGCCGAACGAGCCGGGGTGCCTGCTTGGGGTATTACCGGCCATGATATCGTGGCCGTCTTGACCGAGCTTCTGACCACTCTCAAGATGGACAAGCTCGACCCCAAGTTCATGCAAAGTGTGATCTTTGGGTGCTTTTGGAACGAAGATGGCAGCAACGCGCTGGTGAATTTCATCAATGCCGTGTTGGCCAAGATTCAGACCATGCCTGTTCTTGACATGGAAGGCAACGTGCTGGTCGAGATTGCGGGCCTCAAAACCACCGAGGAATCTCAGGAAAACTCAACTCCCGAGGCATAGAATGAGCGGCATGAAAACCACCCCCAAAACAATCTCAGGCGTTTCGATCGATCAGATCCACGAGCGTCTGCTTCAGGCTGATCGTAGAATCCGCGAGGCGCATCGCAGCGCAATCCAACGCATGCGGGGCAACTCAAGATTCCGTGAACCGGATTTTTGCCGTCCCGAGGTCCCAACGGCCATTCAGAAAGTCAGTCACTGCCTCTGCAACACCGGTCATGTCGAGGTCAATACCGATGATCTATATCTCCACACGGGCATTGGTCCCAAAGAGATTGTCGAGGCCATACTCGCAGCCGATCGGTATGCCGACAAGTATGAAGAGTATGTGAAGAAGTGGCACGGGCGGTACGACCGAATCGAAGCGGCTTACGAAGAAAGGCAAAAACCCTTTATCGACCAGCTAAAGGAACTGGTCGGCAAACAGGAATCTTCGGAAAACTCGACTCCCGAGGCGTAGAATGGCAAAGAAACTCAAGAGACGCGAGTGGATTCTCACCATTCGCATCAGCACCCTCAGCAGCGATGCGCCAGATGTGCGCGTAATAGGTGGTGATACCATCTTCTACCGCCTCAACGACCTCGAAGATGCACGGTACTACCTTCGCAGGTATCGCAAAAAGAAGAAGACCAAACGAAAGGAAAGAAATGCCACGTTGGAACACTGAACAGATGAAGGCCGCTCTTGCTCCCCTTGGTGATGTTTATGATGGGGATTACGGGGGCGACTACGACACGACCAACATCTCCGTTTACCCCAAGGGACGCGAGAGCGGAGATTGCATCTCTGTTGTTGGTTTCCGTCCCGAGAAGTCGCTGAGCGAAGCGGAAAGAGACGATGCCGACGATGTGGAATGCATCGAACTTCGCAACAACGAGTCGGATTCGGGCGGCGGGCTTCAGAGTGATGACGAGGAAATCTGTGTCCTTTATGGGCGCATCATGGCTCTGGTGCGCAAGATGGGATTCTACACGATTCCGCATCATGACCAGCTCTTCTGAGAAATCTACAGAAACCTGAACTCGCACGGCATAGAATGAACACCATGAGCACCAACAACAAGAAAACACCCAAAGCGTTTGATGGATGCGGATACGTGGTATTTGTGGTGGCCCGCGCCAGACGCAACGGTAAGTTTCCTGGAGTTGAGAAGATTTGCGACAAGAAGTTCTTTTGTGATCGCTTCTGCGCCGACATGGACGCCGAGGTTCAGTGGCGCATGGATGGGCGCAAAGGCCCTGCCAATCCCTATCGCGTGTGGCGTGTGGTGATGACTGCGGAATAAACACTTGGGTGGAACACGGCGTTTCCCGGGACTTGCAAGCGGGGGTGTTGAAGAGGTGCAACTCTTCGGCACTGCCGAAAACCCGGTTGAGAGGGTTCGATTCCCTTCCCATCCGTTTGGTTTGCATAGTAAGTTAATGACAGACTAGGACCGAGAATAGGGTTCAATCCCCAGCGTCTGCTGTAATGGCGGGATGGTGTATGTAACACGCGGTCCAGTGTGGGGTCGAGTCCCACCTATGCAATTGTGGCGCACTCGTAGCTCAGTTGGTAGAGCAGCGGACTTTTAATCCGCTGGCCGTGGGTTCGAGTCCCACCGGGTGCATTATGACACACAACTTCTTTGACGATCCCCGCAAAGCGCAAATTCTGACTCGCCTCAACTTCTATCGAAACCTCATCGATGACGCCGGATCCACGCAGTTGGCGGGCCTTCTCTCTTGGCGCATCGAAAAGTTGTATGACGTTGATGGGGATGAGTTCAAGAAATTCGATGGCGTGCCATTGACCAACAAGGACGGGACGCCTATCGTTCTGGATGACGACACTTTTCCGTACCACATCACTGGTACAGAGGCCTTTGGTATGTTCAGCAAAGGCGAGGATGGCCGCGACTATTTCCTGGGTATTCGCGGGGACACCCTGCGCACGATTATCGAGCAGAAGTTCGAGGACATCCGCACCATGAGATTTCCTGTTTCTTACTTTCAGGTGGAATACGAAGGCAAACCGCATAACATCTGCAACCAAAGCAGCGGCCTTTGCTTTTCGTCATTGACTCAATCGAACAAGTGAAATAGAGGCACCATGACAAACGACAAAAATCTCCGCACCTACATCGTGGCTTTTCGTTACACCACCAACGACCCGGAACTCGACCCGTCCAAGTTTGATTTCCACAGTCTCTTGGATATTGGTCCGGGTGAGTTCATTTCAAATGTCGCGTCTTACAAAGTATCTACCACAGAAGAGGATAGGGTCGCATTTGAGGCAGATCAGATGAACCTATGGAGTGATTGAGAAAACAAATGGAAGATTTCACCACATGGCGAATCAGCGACCTTGAGCACGAAGCCGAGAGAATCTACAGCTTGCTCTACAGAATTGTGACCATCAGAAATCCACAAACCGAACTGCGAGCCCGACTGGCCGCAGTCAACGCCGAGATTGAACGAAGGTAACAAGCCGATGCAAGACGAACCCCGAATGTTCATTAAGGATTTCCCCAAGTCTCTGCTTGACAAGTGCCCCAGTGACCAGAGAATGGGCCAGTGGATCATCAACAATCGCCACAAGACGATGAGCATGATGTTCAACGAAGAGGTCGAGTGGCGGCGCAAGCTCTGGTATGTCTCGAACCAGGATTTCTGGAAAGAATTTGCGGCTATCGTGGACGTCACGAAGTAAATCTGTAGAAACCTCAACATCAGCCGCATACAATGGCGAGAACCCAGACACTCAAGGAGTCCAAATGGACGACAAGACGCTTCGACTCACGATGAACTTTGATCTTGCCACGCATGCCAGTTCGTTGCGCGAGGCTCTGGAACAGCAACTGATTCGGGTGACCGAAAAGATCCACTACCAAAGCTCGGTCGCCTGGGCAAACGCAAAGCAGAAGTATACCTCTACCGTGTTCACCGAGATGGATCTGCTGATTCAGCAGTACCGGGACATTCAGGAGATGCTGGCTGCCATGCACACCATCGTTGAGCAATCGGCCAACGTCTACAGCGGCGAGACCAACTATGACGCGATCGAGGCTGTCGTGACGTTTAGTTGAAATCTGTAGAAACCTCAACATCAGCCGCATATCATCTTGTGTGTGGTAGATCAAAGACACAAACGGAGAACGAAAATGGGTCTGGACATGTATTTGGTTGGCAAGATTCACCTGAGCACCGCCGAGTTCTATTCGGAGTCAGCCCGGACCACGGCGCAGACCATCATCGACACCACCGGCGTTGCGCCCGACAAAGACAGCCCGTTCATGGACGTCAGCGTGAACGTCGGCTATTGGCGCAAGGCCAACGCCATTCACAACTGGTTTGTGACGAATGTTCAGGGTGGCGAGGACGATTGTGGGCATCACATGGTCGGTCGTGACCAACTGGTGGCTCTGCGCGATCTGTGCCAGAAAGTGCTGGACGAATCCAAGACTGCCCCCGGGCAGTTGAAAGCCGGAACCACGTTTCATGGCGATGGAAAGGTCGAGCACCACATGGTCGCCGGTGAGGTCATCACAAACTCCGAAGTCGCCGCGTCTTTGCTGCCCACCACCGGCGGCTTCTTCTTCGGCGACACCGAATACAACGACTACTACATGCAAGACCTGAAGGACACCATTGGCATCGTCGATAAGGCCGTGAAGCTGATCGACGAGAAGAAGATCGACTATTGTGAATATCACGCCAGTTGGTAAGAAACTTCACGGCGTCGGCATAGAATCTCAAGAGAACTGAAATGTGCCCGAATGTTTCGGGTGCAAAGAAGAACCAAGCGACAAAGGACGACAGAATCATGGCCAAGAAGACCACCACCACCGCCACCAAGAAGAAGACCTCCCGCAAGACCAGCACCGACACCGCGCTGCGTTCGATGATCGGCAAGCCCATCTGCCTGTTCTGCGCGAACTACATCTACAACGGTGTGCTCGTCTCGGTGAGCGACAGCGATGTGACCCTGGCGAACGCCCACATCGTGTACGAAACCGGCCCCCTGACCAACCCCACCTACAAGGACGCACAGGCCCTCTATGGCACGTCGTGGAACGTCAGCCGTGGGGCGATCGAGAGCTTTGGCCCCGGCAAGTAAGCAACGGGGGAAGAATAGTTCACCTCGGCATAGTTCAGGCCATACTTGTGTATGGCCTGTTTTCTTGAAAGAGTGTCACGGCGATGATGCCAAAAAAACATGGCCAATGGTCTAGGTGTTGGTCTGGGTCCAATTCCGAATCTCGTTCTGTGTCCCCCTCTGGTTCCAAACCTTACCCGGGGTCTGGGCATAGGTCTTGGATTAGCTGGAGAACGCAGCAATGACCCACTGGAGAGGAAAGTATAGATCTTTGTCCAAATGTAGGTCTAGATGCGCATTTAGAACCGGGGCTTGGAGCGGATCCGCGTCTTACACTACGTCTTGGACTGGGGCCAAGTCTTGGACTACGTCTTGGACTGGGACTCGAAGGCGCACACCAAAATGAAAAAACCACCCAAATCTGAATCAGGATGGCTGTCACCCATCAGGTGGGGACACCGAAGCTGCGGATGCGGATCGCACCACGCGTCGGGATCCGGAACCAAATCTTTCACCCAATCTTGGTGCGTACGCACGATCTGGTCTTGGAGTGGATCCGGGTCGATGCGGGGGTCTATGTGGAAATGAAGAAATACAAAAACAGAAGCAATGTCAGTGCATGGACTGGGTCGTATGGGTGGTCGCGGTCTTGGGGCGCGAGTTTGATTGGGTCTTGCGACAGATCCGGATCTGGGCTTCGATATAGGACCAAATCCCGAAGCGGACGCCGCCCCAGAAATTGGTCCGTATCTGTGTGTTTGACCGGATTGAGATATAGGTCTTGGTGCGGCGTTCCATCTGGTTTCTGATGACAAAACTATAGAAAACTACAGATGAGCCGCATACAATACGGCGACACATCAAAGGAAACTCACGATGGGCAAGACTTTTCGTTCGGATGGTAATATGCGTCACGGTCAGCGAACCCGCCGCGAGCGCGATCTCAAGTGGCCCGGTGCTCGCCCCGATCGCCACGAGCGGCTGGATGATGGGGCCAATCTGCGGTGGGCGACCGAGCAGCGTCACTCGCGCCGCGCCGCCCAGATCGACGATTATGTGGACGAATACCCCGAGGAGATGCAGTAATGCTCACCGGCGAAGAAACCAGCCGCATCTGCAAACAATACTGGTGGAGCAGGCAGTATTTGCTGCAAGCTCGTCTTGATTTGGCCACCAAGATCATTTGCTGCATGTATCAGGGGCCATACAACAAGATCGACGATCATGGTCCTTATCCGCACAGCAAAAACATCGTCAGCGAAGCCACAGCCGTGACCGACATGCTGTTGATGGAACTGATCGAAAGTGTACCCGACCGTTTTCCTCCCGTGGAGTCTGTATGAAGCGCAAACTTGGAGATGTGTTGATTCACCGCGAAGAGCGTCCTGCGTTGTCGTTTTGGTGGCGGCTGCGACTGGCAATCGGCGTACTGATTATGCCGCAGGAACCCTGCACCAAGCGCGAGGACGACGAAATCGCCTATACGGCGCAGCGAAACATGCTGGCGCACCCGGACGCACTGGAGCGGGCTCGCAAGCAGCGCATCTTGGACGAAAAGGCGGCCAAGTTCCGGGATATGCTCGACACGATGCCGCCATCGGATGTGCTGGTGGTCAATGAATATCTGCAAGAGAAGCTCGACAAGCTCTACTTGCGAGATATCGACACCAAGTGGACTGTCGGTGATGTGGTCCACTTCATGGCCAGCATGTACCTGCACCAGTATGCCGTGGCCAACAGATTCGATCTGATTCATCAAGAAAAGTGAACGC